TATGCTCTTTCCCACCAAGAATTAACCGGAATTCCTATTCGAAAAATTCGAATTATTATGGCTGTAGAAGATTCTAAACCTATTTTGTTTACTGAAAATGTCAAAGATCACATTCCATTTTTAGTTGAATCTATCAAATATTATAGGAGTTTATCTAAATGAGTGATGAACTAACCAAAGAAAAACATTCAAAAAGAATTCATGATAAACAAACTAAGATTAATAAACAAAAAAAATTAACAAAGCTTTCATGTTATAAAAATCCAGAAGATGTATCAGATTTAAAAGAACCCCATCGGCTACATAAAAGACATGCATTTAATTGTGGTAATCCAAATTGTTTTATGTGTGGTAATCCTAGAAAGTTTTTTAATGATGAAACAATGCAGGAAAAATCTTTTAAGCAACGAAAATTACATGATGAGAAATGAATATTGCTTTTTGTAATGATTCTTTTTAAAATTTAATATTTTTCCTATTCAAGGTTATTCAAAAGAAAAATTAATTCTATTCGAAAAGAATATAGAGACACAATGTTAATATAATGGTTATACTATGACAGAGAATTATTCGTTAAATGAAACTGAAAAATGTCCACCATTCAATTTAGTCAACTATGTTATTTTCTGAAATTGTTTTATCTCTTGAAATTGTTGTAGAAAAACAACAAAATATTTGACAAAATAAAAAATTTGATATATAATGTAGTTATATGATTGTATGAAGCAAAAAGAAATGTATTTCGGACGGGGGTTCGATTCCCCCCAGCTCCACCAAAAGAATTAGGTTCGATTCCTATTGTATGACAAGGACATCAATAAAATGGGTTATTTACACTTGCAGATCAGATGGTGATATTCTTTTGATGGGGCTGACCAGGTTTCGACGGGATAAAGAGTATTCGAGTGGACAATCCGGCAGGCGAACGCCGTAAATGTAAGCAAAACTTTAAATGCAAATGAAAGCGTTTATTCTCTAGCAGCTTAATGCTCTAGATGAGGTTTTTCCAATTGCACCTTATTACCCAAGCAATTGGATTTATAAATTAAAATGAGGATAGACCTCATCCATTGAAAATAGAAAGGAGTTTTCTATGTCTAAAAAGTATGATGTTGCAGTTTTTATTGGACGTTTTCAACCAGTGCATAATGCACATGTTGAGATTATGCGTCGCGCTCTCGATCTAGCAGAGCGTTTGGTTATTATTATTGGATCAGCCGATCTACCACGAACCTATAAGAATCCTTTCTCCACTGATGAACGTGTAAGAATGATTTCGGATTTAAGATTAGATCCTTCTCGTATTATTGTTGAATCAAATTATGACACGATTTATAATGATAATGCGTGGGCGGTTCGTATTACAAATATTGTAAGTCCATATGCATTTGGTAACAAAAATGTTTGCATTATTGGTCATGAAAAAGATGATTCGTCCTTTTATCTAAAGATGTTTCCACAATGGACGTTTGAATCTGTTCCTTTGATTGAACCACTTAATGCTACAGATATCCGTGATTTATATTTTCGTCATGATTTTAATGAAAACTTTATTAAGTCTGTAGTTCCTGAAACTGTATTGTCTTTTTTGAGATATTTCAGAAATCTTGAAGAATTCAATCAAATTATTATGGAACGACAATTCATTTCCCTTTACAAGAAACAATTTGAGGGACTAAAGTATCCTCCTGTATTTGTTACATCAGATGCAATTGTTACTTGTCTTGGACACGTTTTAGTCGTTAAGCGTAAGTCATATCCTGGTATGAATCTTTTAGCTATTCCTGGTGGATTTCTGAATGCGAATAGTGATAAGTCTATGGAAGATTGTATGATTCGTGAACTAAAGGAAGAAACAAAAATCAATATTCCCGTTCCCGTTCTCCGTGGTTCTATTGTTAATAATCGAGTTTTTGATGCTATTAATCGAAGTGCCCGTGGACGTACAATTACTCACGCATTTCATATTGATCTAAAGAATGAAAAGAAACTACCTCGTGTTTGTGCATCAGATGATGCTGTGGATTCGTTTTGGATGCCACTTGGTGATTTAAATTCATCTAAGTTTTTTGAAGACCACTACGAAATTATTAACTATTTCACTGGAGTTTAAACTTATTATGAATTTAGTATTTCCAACAAATAGTCTTGAATCATATTTTGATGAAGAAAGACCCAATATTTTCCTTGCTGGGTCTATTGAAATGGGAAAAGCTATTGATTGGCAAGCAAAAGTTGCTTCAATGTTAGATAATTATGATGTAAATATTTTTAATCCTCGCCGCGATGATTGGGATTGGAATTCGGAACAGTCTATTGATAATCCTCAATTCTTTAAACAAGTTAATTGGGAGCAGAATGCTATCTCAATCTCTGATATTGTCATCATGAATTTTCTTCCTGACACAAAATCTCCTATTACATTACTTGAATTGGGTCATATTTTAGGTTCTAATCTTTGGTTTCAAAATCTTTTTGTTTGTTGCCCAAAAGAGTTTTGGCGCAAAGGTAATGTAGATATTATGTGTCATCGCTATAAAGTGCCAGTATACACTGACTTAGAATATATGATAAATCGGGAAGTTTTACCTTATCTATCAGTTGTAAGTAACAATCTTTAATTTTTCAAAGAAAGTCCTCGAAATAGATCGAGGCATTATTTAAAAGGAGTTTTTAAAATTAACAAGTCTATTCTACTTAATACTGACTCATACAAGGTTTCTATGTGGAAGCAATATCCCGTAGCAACAACCGGTGTATTTTCTTATATCGAATCTCGTGGTGGACGTTATGATGAAACAGTCTTTTTTGGACTGCAAGCATTTCTTCGTGAATATCTATCGAAGCCTATCACACAAGCAGACATCAATCTTGCAAATAAGATTTGGACCCTACATGGAGAACCATTCAACAAGGAAGGTTGGGAATATATTCTAAAGGTACATAATGGTTATCTGCCACTTCGTATTCGTGCAGTCTCAGAGGGTACAGTGGTACCAGTTAAGAATGTTCTAGTAACCGTTGAAGATACGGATCCAAACTGTTTTTGGCTTACTACTTGGGTAGAAACTGCTCTACTTCGTGCGGTTTGGTATGGAACTACTGTGGCAACTCAAAGCTGGAATATCAAGCAACTAATCAAGTCTTATCTTGAAAAGACTGGCGATCCTGCAGGTCTTTCATTTAAGCTACATGATTTTGGTGCTCGTGGCGTCTCAAGTTTTGAAAGTGCGACTCTTGGTGGTATGGCGCATCTTGTAAACTTCATGGGTACTGATACAATGTCTGGTGTTCTAGGTGCAATGGAATATTATGATGCAGATGTTTCTGGTTTTAGTATTCCTGCGGCAGAACACAGCACCATTACTTCATGGAGACGAGAAAATGAAGCCAAGGCATATGAAAATATGCTAACACAATTTGCAAGACCTGGAAGTATTGTTGCTGTTGTTTCTGATAGTTATGATATTTTCAATGCCGTAAAGAATATTTGGGGAAATGAACTCAAACAAAAAGTTATTGAATCTGGTGCAACGGTTGTTATTCGTCCAGATTCTGGTGATCCTGAACATGTTTGTTCTGTTCTAGTTCAACTTCTAGATCAAAGGTTTGGAAGCACTAAGAATGAAAAGGGATTTCGCGTACTCAATAATGTTCGTCTAATTCAAGGTGATGGAATCAACTATCAAACTATCGATGCAATTTTAAGTAACTTTATGGTACATGGTTATAGTGCAGATAATATCGCATTTGGAATGGGAGGTGCTCTCCTACAAGGTATTGATCGTGATACCCAAAAGTTTGCTATGAAGTGCTCTGCTGTTCAAATTGACGGAATTTGGCACGATGTTCAAAAAGATCCTATCACCGATTCTGGTAAGAAGTCAAAAGCTGGACGCTTGAATTTGTATCATAATAATCTAAACGGCTACTTTACAGAAATTGAAGGATCTATCAGAGGAATTTCAAAACTTCAAAGAGTTTATGAAAATGGTATTCTATATAATCAAATTAATTTTGAACAAGTTCGTGCCAATTCGAACACATAAATAATTGTTTTAACTAACCAAAGGGGGGGCAGAAATGCCCCTTTCTTTTTCTATGATTAAACTAAAGCATATTCAACATATCTACTTTATTGTTATTGGTATTCTGGTATTGTTCGCATTTTCCAAATTATATACTCCAAATGTGACGGAATATTTACAAAATAGAAATGTCAATATTCATTACCAAATGGTCCAAAAAGAAGTGAAATTACAGTTTATTCGACAAGTAAATTGTATGGCTCAAAATATTTACTATGAAGCTAGAGGTGAAACTTATCAAGGTAAACTTGCTGTCACACAAGTTGTTTTAAATCGAGTAAGATCTGGATTGTTTCCCGATTCTGTTTGTGGTGTTGTCTATCAAAGAAATAATAATGGATGCCAATTTTCTTGGGTATGTCAAAAACATAATAAACCAATCGATCATTATGAATGGCAAGAATCAGTAGAAATAGCTAGGAGAGCATTGACAGAACAGGTTGTTTATGCTAAACTAGCAAAGACAGACGCACTCTATTATCATGCAAACTATGTTTCACCAGATTGGGCTAATAGCATGAAAGTTGTAGCAGTGATTGGTAAACATATTTTTTATAGACCATAATTGAGGATTTTTAATGCCAACAAAAGATGAGATTTTCAAATTCAGTAAACTTATTGATGATTTAGCAAGAGAAAAGCGTTGTGATATTATGGATGCAATCGTTCTTTATTGTGAGGAAACAGGATTTGAAATTGAACTAGCCGCGACTTTACTTTCTGCACCACTTAAGTTGAAGATTGCAGAACAAGCAGAAGATTTAAATTTACTCAAGAAACAATCGAGGTTACCTATCTAAATGTCTAATGCTTTTGAAGTTTATCAAATGTATAGTGCCCTAAAAATGCACTTTACAACTAATTATAATTACTTCAAATATAACGGAAAAACAAATCTTAAAAAAGAGTCTTTCGAAAAAAGTAAACTCAAATATTATTGTTTGCGTTTAAGTAGAAAATATAATAATATTCTGGATGTACAAGATTTTCTTTTATCTAATTTTATCGAGGATGAAAAAACTTGGATCGGAGAATTATTATCAGAAAAAGGTGAAGAAAATTACATTAAATGGAAAAAGTATCATCAGTCTTTCACATACAACTTTAAAGAACAAGTTGCATATCTTTTAGATAACTATAGACTTAATGAACTTTTCAAATCTATTGATGATTTTCCACCTATTATTAAAGAGTATCAACAAGGAAATATCACACTTGAAACTCTTTGTCTTTTTTGTTATTTCTTTGATTTAATTACCAAATGGGATCAAGAAATAAAAGATGATCTGTTGTATCCTTCTATTAAGACGAGAATACTAAAATATAGTCCTTTTCTTTTCAATAGATTGGATATGGAAAAAATTAAGAAAACACTCAAAGAAGTGTTAGAATCAAAAGTGTAATAATGGAACTTTACTAAATATTTCCCTTGACACTTAATCTAAATAGATGATATAATATGAAAAAGGTGAATAAGTCGTTTATACAGCGTAAATAAGGAGTTTTATATGTCATTTCAAAATTTAAAGCGTAATAGTTCTAATCTAGAGAAGCTAACAAAAGCCGTTGAGGCTCTAAATCAATCAAATAATTTCGATCAAGATAAGTATTGGAAATGTGAAACAGACAAGGCAGGTAATGGTTATGCAGTCATTCGATTTCTTCCAGCAAGTCCAATCGATGGTGATGATGGTTTACCTTGGATAAAACTATTCTCACACGGATTTCAGGGTCCTGGCGGATGGTACATCGAAAATTCTCTAACAACCTTCAATGAGAAGGATCCAGTTAGCGAGTACAATTCACAACTATGGAATTCTGGCATCGAAGCCAATAAGGAAATTGCAAGAAAGCAAAAGCGTAAACTTTCTTATATTTCGAATATCTATGTTGTGGATGATCCAAAGAATCCAGAAAACAACGGAAAGGTATTTTTGTTTAAGTATGGTAAGAAAATTTTTGAAAAGATTACTCAAGCAATGAATCCTGAGTTTGAAGATGAACAAGCAATCAATCCATTTGATCTTTGGAATGGTGCAAATTTCAAGCTAAAAATTCGTAAGGTTGAAGGTTATCAAAACTATGATAAGTCTGAATTTGATAAACCTGGTCCTTTAAAGGAATCTGATGCCGAACTTGAAAAGATTTGGAATCAAGAAAATTCTTTGAATGAACTTCTTGATCGTAAGAATTTCAAGTCATACGACCAACTTAAGGATCGTCTAAACAAGGTTCTTGGTCTTGGTAATGTTATTGGTGCAAAGGTTCAAACGCCCGAACAAATGGCTGCACGTAAGCTTCGTGCTGAAGAAGATGCTATTGATGATGAAGTTGGAATGACACAAGAAAGTTCTCTTAATACTGCCGTTGGTGGTACAGTAGATGAAGATGATGATCTTGAATACTTCAAAAAGCTTGCAGCCGAAGAATAATTAAAATCTAGGTATGAAAAAAGAGGCGCCTTGCGGCGCCTTTTTCATTGGTTAAATTGCCATTGCAAAATCGTGATTTTTTTTCGTAATCTTATTCAATTGTGTATTTCGAACTGATGCACTACCGGTAACAGTTGAATTGCCTGTCGTTTTTGTTTTTGCTGGCACAACATTTGTTTGTGTTACGATCTTATTACCAGAACTTGATGACATAGTTTTAATTCCAGCTAAATTACTGGACATTTTTGCAACACCAGAATTCTTTGGAGTCGGTAATGGTTTAATAGTACCAGATGATGTTCTATTAGCTACTGGATTTGGTGTAGGAATTCCTCTTGTTTTTGATCTATAAGGATTATCATTTCCACCAATAAATTCATCATATTCATTAGCCCATGCTTTCTTTTCTTTAAGTGGAAGTTTTTTATATTGAACTGCTGGCATTATGCCATTATGTGCTTTAAAATAATCATATAATTTGCTTGCAATCCATTCTCCACCATAAGATCCTGCAACACCACCAACTAACGCACCAGTTAATGTTCCAAATAGAGGAATAGGAATTAATGATCCGATAGCTCCACCTAATTCTGCACCACCCCAACCGCCTAAAACATTACCAAGGATTTTAACGACTCTTTTATGTAATTGAGAATCAGTAATTTTACCTTCTTGACGAAGTTTCATAGCTTCACGAACTTCATAAATGATTTGACCACCAGCTATAATAGAACCAACAACAGGAAGTTTTTCTGCGTATTTAAATAATTTTAAAACTCCTTTGGCACCATCTAAAGCTCCACCGGCAATCTTAGTTAAAGTTTTGCCTGCACCCTCTGCGACACTCTTAATTCCTAGTTTATCTGCAACATCTTCAATAACATTGCCAGCTTTACCAGCAAATTTCTTAATTCCATCCAGAGCATCTTTTACGAATGGAATTTTCATAATTTTTGAAAATAACTTTTCAATTACATCCTTAATACCTTTGATAATAGGACTTACAAAATCATAGACTTTCTTTAAAAAATCAAGGAAAAATCCACCAATTCTTTTGATAATACTGGTCTTGAGTTTGTCCCACATTTTTTTGAAAAATGGAATTATACCAGCAACCGCAGACAAAAGCCATAATGGAATTCCAGATTTCTTTTTAGTTTCAACTTTACCCGCAGTCTCAAAAGAAGGATGAAATCCTTCAATTGCTGCTAATAATTTTTCAAATCTTTCTTTCTCATTTTCTAAATGAACCCTTTGAAAACTTTTGTTCATTTCTTTTAATTTTTTCTGATGAGAAAAATGATCTGTTAGTAAATTATAAATTTTTTTAATGTCTTGACTTTCCTCTTTTTCAGTATGAATTTTTGATGCTGTATCTTTTCCAGATTTGTTGCCAATGAAATGTCTGACTAAATCAGGATTTTTTCTACCAACGGCGGCAGTTATAACTTTTGCAAAAGAACCACCACCCAGTCCATGATATAATAGGTTCAATGGATTTAATGATTCTTTGATTCCAGTAAATCTAGCTTTGGATTTTTCACCCATTGTATTGAATACTGATTTACCTAAACCTTGTCCATCGAGAAGTTTTTCAACGACACTTTCAGAAAATTTTGATTTTCTTATCTCAGAAGCTTTTGTGTATTGTTCGACCTTATTGGATTTTTCATAAACTTTCGGAGAAACAGGAGCTTCATTAGAAGGTATACCTAATTGATTAGCTTCAGTTTTCGATGCTGCCTTCGCAAACGTTCCATTTTTACCCATAACAAACCAATAACCTTTACCACGATATGCGGTAGGATCCCAAGCAAATAATTGGTCGTTTAATTTCTTTGTAATCATGCTTTTGCTTTATTAACAAGTGATGAAGAATCGTCTGTTGATTTAATCATTGAATTGTTTTCTGTTGTATTTTGTGCCACAATTGTGTTGTTTTGTATTATAGTTGTTCCTGATGAAGATTCTGATGCTTTTGCTAACAATGTCAAACCATCAACATTTTCGTTTGTTTTCAATAATGCTACATCTTCAAGTGATCTGTTTCCAACCTGTTTAAACCAAGCACTGTTTTTTAAACTTTGAATTGCTGAATTAATATCACCTTTTTGCATAGCTGCCGTAAATCTTGGCCAAGATTTCCACCAATTTGGACCCATATTGAATGTCATATCGATCATTGCGGCTTTACCGTCCTCATTTAATAAATTAAAATTAGGAATTTGTTCTGCTGCTAATTTATGTTTCAAATAGTCTGTGGCAAATAATTTGTCTACTTCATCCTGTGTAAAAGTTCTATTCATTGAAGGGGGTAAAGTCTTTCCTATATAATGACCATATCCAACGGTCCAAAATCCTCTTGTGTCTTTATAGGGAGTTAATCTAAGTCCTTCATGTTTCTTAATTAAATCTGCTATTTTTAAATCTGGACCAGATAATTCAGCAATAGGTTTTTCTTGTTCCATAGGTTTTAAACTCCCTGTTTTCTTTGGCTCCGCTGGAGTAAATGATTCTTTTTTACTTATATTTTCTGCTGGTTTTGCTGTAGTTGGTTCTTTTTCCAATGGTACACTAGATGATGGAACCTCTGGAGAAGCGGATGGAGCTGGTCTAGGTTGTGAACTAGGCATCTCTTTCGGCGTTGGAGGAGCAACAGCCTTAGGTTCCTCTTTTGCTGCACCTTCAGTCAAAAATTTTTCAATTTTTTCGATTAGAACCTCAACGTCTTTAAGGTTTTTGATTTTTATTTTTGGTATCAAAGAATCAATTTCATCTTCGGCAGCTTTTCCAATCGCAACTAATCCAGCGCCAATCATAATATCTTTTCCAATTTCACTCTCGGCTTTAAGATTAATTTTAATTTTTTTCTTAGGTATAATTTCTTTACCCATTAATGCCTTGATTAATTTTTGATTTCTAAGTTCTAAAACTTCTTCATAATTTTCTTCTTGGTTTCTTTTTTGAATATATTCTTTATTATCTTTTTCAAACTTTTTACTTAGTAACTTGTAAATTTTCTTAATATTTGTAGATATAGAACCAGTAATTTTTAATTCATTTGTTGAATATTCCTGATTTGGAATTTTATTTCGTTTTGTAAAGAATTGAATATCTTTTTCGGAACGACCAAACTTTTTACCTATCCATGTAGTCATTACGTTAGATAAAGAACCACCACCAAAAATTTTGTGAATCACATTTAAAGGATCAAAGGCTCGTTTGATATTTGTCAGGCGAGCCTTTATTTTTTCTGAAACTGTAGAACCAACTGAAGGAAATAAACCTTTACCTGTTAATAATTTATCGATAACAGATTCACTAAACGTTGATTTAATAGTTTTTTGCGCTTCGGTGTATTTGGTAGAATATTCTTTTGGATGACCAAGAGTAGAAGCTTCTTTTTTGGAAGCGGCTCTTCCCATCTGACCACTTGCGGTCAGTTCAAACCAATATCCTTTACCACGATATGCAGTAGGATCCCATCCAAAATATTTTTGATCTACCTCTTTGATTATCATTTTTGTTGTTTAGCTTTTTCGTTTTCTTCTTCTATTTGCATAATCAAAAGATTCACGTATACATCTCTTTCCCAAGGTAACATTTCTTCCAATTCTGTCAAACTATATTTGTGATGATATGTCAAAGCAAAATTAGTCTGATAGTAATTACTCAAGGTCTCATGACAAAAAGTTAATCGAAAAAACTTTCGATACCTTCAACATTAATCTTATGCTCAAAACCACATTTACCACATTTCATATTGATTTGTTTTTCAAGTCTTGGTAAATTATCAAAGAATTCTTCAATTTTAGCAAATTGTGCTTGATTTAAAGACTCTACGAAATCAACTAATTCTTCTGGCGGTATTTCTTTGGCATAATAAAATTGCTCTCCATCATGAATATAATCTATACTTTCGACCATCATATTAAAAGCAAAATCTGTTACATTATCTGCATTCTTAACTCTTTGAATTAATCCAAATTCAGGATAATTCAGTTTAACAAGAATTCTATCGGTTAACTTAATCTTGTCACTAATGTTTTCTTTAATTGTTGGTTGAATTTCAAGTAAATTAACTTTAACGTCCATGACATTACCACACTCTTTACCGTCAACCATATTGTTGCAAATATATTTGTTTTCAACAATTTCACCAACCGATCTGGCACGAAGATGGAGGAAATAATATTCAACATCAACAAGTGGAAGTGATTTAATATCCAAATTTTCTGTAATAGTACAATTAGAAAGAACTTGAAAAATATTTCTTTCCATCGATTGAACATCATTAGCTTCTAGAGCCATCAATAGAATTTTTTGTTCTTTAACTGTAAATGGTGTAAATTGAATCGTTTTGCCGCTTAGGGGAAGTGTCAAAACATATATTGGTTTTTTTATTTTTTTTTAAAATTTTTTTTTTTTTTTTTTTTTTTTTTTTTTTTTATTTTATTATATTTTTTT